ATCTTAATTAATACAATAGTTTATTGAATTATTGCTATGTAATTTAGAGGTAAGATTGAAGTAATTTATTGCTGTGAAAAAATGTTAGATTTATATTATCTCTGTATCAATAAAATCAATAACTTATAAAATATTACTAATGATATTACAAAAAATTACCTTTAAAAGTAATCTTATATATTTATATTTTTCAATAACTTATTCTGCTCTATTACTTTATTACTCCAAATAAAATCTACTAGATAGAAAACACATTTGTATGTGCCTAAGAGATGGGAAAGCATCAAACTATGGCCGTGAAAGATATGAGGCTAAATATTTATTCTGTCTTGTTTTAGGCTGACTTTTAGCCAAATGAGCAAATGTGTATATCCGTAGTGATATGCAGTATTAAAAAATCTACTCGAATGCTGAAATGCACTAATAACAGCCTATGCTTGCCCGATTTATTTATTTGCCTCTCCCTGCAGTAAAATAGCCACATTTAGAGAGGGCAGGTGGGGTGGGGCAACTGCGCGGACGTGGGGGTGCGGTGGATTAGTTGGGAATTATTCTTATTTGGGTTTGATCCCATAAAAAACCCGCGATGAGCGGGCTTTAATGTGATGTTTGTAAATTTATAAATTACTTGTTCTGAATCAATCCATACTCTTTAAACTTAATCACCTCATCACCCGCCCATTCATTGAACTGAAGTAGACGAGATTGTAATGGGACAATCTCATTGTGGTAAAACACTTCGGTGGCAGATTTAATATCACCAAAACCACCTGCGTTACTTGGAACGATACCCATCAACTGTGGCGGAATGCGTAATGCAGCCAAAGTGTCATCACGTGTAATTGACTTAATATTGGTGAAATCGTCTTTTGCTGCAATCTCGGAAGTTGGGATGACTTGAATGCCATCCTTTTTCCCATTTGGACTGTAATAGAATAAGTTTCGGAAATTCCCTGGTCCTTTGCTTTCTTTTAATGCTGTACGCAGGGCAGTGATATCATTTAGATCACTGGCTGGGTCATTCACATAAAGAATGAATCCAGCATGAGAACCATTGTTGTAATACTTACGACGAAATAGAGTAGCAGATTCATTCAACCACGCACTTTGCAAAGCAGATATATACTCAGGTGTACCATAAATTTCTTGATCAACATCTGTCTCGCGTATTTGGCAAATACGGTCTTGAGGAAACTCATGCTCTGTATATCCGCGATGCCCTTGATCTAAATAGAAGTACTGCCCCTTATTTTCCCCAGCTCTTGTATATTTTGCTAAAGCAGGCTTGAACTCAATTGTATTGTTCAAGCGAGAACGAACATCTTCAACATAAGTATTCCCGCACCAAATGAAATCTAAACCAACTTGCTCAAAGGACTGTCTACTCATACGTGGATGAGGAACAAATAAGTTGGCTAAAAAATTCCGTTTGAAAATAATCCCGCTACTTAAATATGGTGTTGATTTCCAGCTTTTCGACAGACCTTCAAGGCTGACCTGTGGTTCATACCAACGGCCATTAAACCAACATTGCATATAGTTTGATAAATCATTTCCATCCAATACTGGAACAGCATCACCAAAGGAAAATGCTTCCGTTTTCTGAGAAACTGTTTGTTGTAATGGCTGCGGTAAAAAGTTTAGTGCAGTGTTCATTAAACTTTTGGCTGTTGAAAATGGGTTCATGAGTAAATCTCCAAGACGGAAGTGTTTGTTTCTGTAATGCCAGCCAGTGGTTCGTTATAGATTGCATGCATAAGTGCCCAAGCGAGATCGGCATGCCCAATGTCTTCTGATCGACCTGCAGTAAACGTGATTTGTTTTTGACTAGCTGTAATCGTTTTTTTGATGCTCATGAGTGACTGAGTTAAATCCTTATCACCTGCATCGTATTCAAGCCGTCCATTGCGGATGACATCCAAAGTTTTATAAACAAGTTGTGCTTTAACTTCGGGCGAATATTTAAATGAATGAACAGCAGGAAAGAACTGTCGTACAAGTTCTGCAACACCTACGCCCATTCCAGTTGTGTCAATACCGATGTAAGTTACGTTGTAGCGTAAAGTGATGCTTCTGATATGTTCTGCTTGTTGGGCAAAGTCATCACCTTTGAACTGGTGACGTTCTAATACACGGAACTTTCCGCCCGCTACAGCAGGAGGGGCGACCACAACTAAGCCAGCATTATCTCCAGTCAAAGCGGGATCGTATCCGACCCATACTTGTTTGTTGGCATAAGGGCGTGAATGCCAAACTTTAAAATCAGTCCAAGTTTCTAAACTGTCCACCATGCAATGCTGAAGCATGTTGAGCGGGAACATGGATTGACCATCATCCACGAATTCACACATCAACAAGTTTTCAAAGTCATCAGCAGAGTATTCAAAACGAAGATCATCAATATTGAATAGCTCGCATCCGCCTTCTTCAGCATCCAAAATGGTGACAATTTGGCGCCAAATCTTGTCCTCGCAAAGTCGCCCTTTTTTCAGAGCCGAGTGAGAGACATCAATCTTAACTTGTTTGTTTTTCGGACGGCCTTTATTGAATCGTTCACCCGTCCAAAATGAATGCGCCTCATGGGTAATGGTTGATGGCGTAGAAAAATAGGTTTTACGCCATTTCTTCTGCAAAGCCATTGCCGATGCAACTTTTTCCAACTCATTAAATCCATGAGTCCAGAAAAATTCGTCAAAATAAAAATTCCCGTGATGTCCCTGTGCTGTACGGTAGTTTGTACCTAAAAACAATAGCTCTGCACCATTGGAAAGAACAATCGGATCTCCCGTGAGTTCAACCCCACAAACATCGGCTGCAAAGGCTTTGATATAATGCTTAAAAATATGAGCTTGGGCTTTTGAAGCTGATAAAAAAATCTGATTACGACCAGTCTTTAAAGCATCGATCAAGGCTTCACGGGCAAAATAATAAGTTGCACCAATCTGTCGACTTTTAAGAATTGCACGGGAGCGCTGATCCATTGCCCGATACCAATTCCATTGATAATCGAATAGGTTTTCCTCAAAAGCCAATACCAGTTCTTCAATTTGTTCTTCGGTAAAATGGTTCGGAACTTTTTTACGTGGTGCTGTATTTCGCTTGCGGATCTCTGGGTTTAAATCTGCTTCAGTACCATCATTTCGGTATTTCTCAATTCGGGCAAATTCTTTATATGCCCGCATCAATACATCGATTTCTTTAATGTCACCCGAAGTCTTTTTATTTTTTAGAATGAGCATCATCAAGCGAAGAGACAAAGCATTTTCTACACGATTTTCGGGCTTCTCTTTTTCCCAATCCTCACGTGTTTTCCATGCCTGAACTGTTCGCTCATTTTCATTCAGTACTTCTGCAATATCGACAATTTTCCACCCAAGCCAATATAAAAATTTGGCTTTCAGTTTGTTGTCCATAATCAGATGTAAGTTTGCTATTGGAGATAAATCATTCATTGCCAAGGGCTATTTGCTTTAATGTGCAAACATTGGCAGTACCTCATCTTTTTAGCAGTCTGAATAATTTGTATATGAGCTATATACAAAAATTTCGCATTGCGGTGAGTATGTAACATTGCCCATTCTGCACCTATTCGAAAACGTGATTTTTATCCGACAATCAATTTACTGAATAGGTTTGCAAATGAGCAAAGAAGATAAAAAATATAAATCCAAGTGGTTCCGCATTGCAGTAGCAGGAGACACCACGGACGGACGTGAAATTCAAGCCGATTGGATTATCCAAATGGCTGCTAACTATGATCCGAATATCTATGGTGCTCGTATCAATATGGAGCATATCCGTAGTTCTTATCCCGATGGTGTATTTGGTGCTTATGGTGATGTCTTGGCACTCAAAACTGAAAAAGTCGACATCAACGGTGAAGAAAAAGATGCACTGTTTGCTCAGATTGAACCTACGGAAAGCTTAATTGCGCTAAATCAGAAAAAACAAAAAGTTTATACATCGATGGAAGTCGATGACAATTTCGCAAAAACTGGAGCAGCTTATTTAATCGGACTTGCTGTGACAGATAGCCCTGCATCTTTGGGTACAGAAATGTTGCAGTTTGCAGCTGGTGCAAAAGTAAATCCATTCTCCGACAAGAAACAACGACCAGAAAATTTGTTCACAGCTGCTCAAGAAGTCTCTCTCGAATTTGAAGAGGTTAAAGAGCAGCAATCCTATTCCGCAGGCTTACTCGACAAAGTAAAAAAATTATTCTCAAAACAAGAACAAAACGACAAAAAGTCTGCGGAATCTTTTTCTGAGCAAGAACAGGCCATTGTCGAAATTGCCACAGAAACGGCAAATCAAGGCAAAGCTGTTTCAAAAATTGAAAATGATTTCAAAACTTTGAATACAGCACATGAGCAACTTCAGAACGAATTTACTGAGCTGAAAACTAAGCTCAGTGGCGAGCCAAACTATGAACCTCGTCCGAAATCTGGTAATTCGAATTTCAACGAAGTCGTTGATTGCTAGACCAGTTCGCAACCCATTCCAGAATTAAAAAGAGTACACATCATGCGTAACGAAACACGTTTTAAATATAATGCTGCAATGGCTCAATTAGCCAAGCTGAATAACGTTGAAAAAGTTTCTCATAAATTTAATGTTGCCCCGACTGTGCAACAAAAATTAGAAGATAAAATTCAATTGTCATCAGCATTTCTACAAAAAATTAATGTCTTTTTAGTAGATGAACAATCAGGTTCAGCGGTAGGTTTAGGGATTTCGCGTCCAACCGCTTCGCGTACCAATACTGATACGAACGATCGTCAGGCAAAAGATCCAAGCAATATGGATGAGCGATTCTACTTCTGTCGTAAAACAGACTTTGATACCGCCATCAAATATCAGAAGTTGGATCAATGGGCAAAGTTTAAAGACTTCTATGCACGTTTTTCTGGTCAGATCCAAAAGCGTCAAGGTCTTGACCGTATCATGATTGGTTTTAACGGTACGTCTTTTGCCGCGACCACAGACATTGTGGCCAATCCAAAATTG